GACTAATATAAATAAAGATTACCACAAAGAGACAAGTAAATCAACTACTTCAAAGCCTTTAGGTAATAAACAAACCCAGCTGTATAATTCCGCTAAAAAACGTTATGCGTTTAACCCTGCCGAGCAAGTCGGAACAGTTGATAATTACACCTTTAATAAGTTATCCCCAGCATATCAAAAGGTATGGGGTGCTTTATGCACATTAGCTAAAACGGTTGAGACCACACAGCAAGGCAGCCCACGTGCTTATGAGTTTGCGGATAAGATTTGGTTATCTGCTAAATCTGAAACAATAGCCGAGCGGGCAGGTGTTTCAATAAGAACGTACTTTGATGCAATCAATTATTTTATTGAGCTAGGTTGGTTAGAGCGCCACAAATGTAACAACACAAATGGGCGTAAAAATAAGTTTGCCCCAGTGTTTTTTAAAATCACTCTATCACCGTCTGCTATTAAAAAAACCATGTTGTTACTTACCTCGTTTTTGCAGCTTCTATCCTTTACGAATCCATCGCATACAGACACTAAACTCTATAGTAATATATATATAAATAAGACTCTAAATATTGTAAGTAGCATGACAAAGGCGGACAACTTTGGTTATGCTAAGTCATTTAATATCCCTTTTATAAAAAAAGGAGGGGGAGGGGAGATGAGCGAAGCGACAATCAACCATGTTTTAGAGGAGTTAGCCTCAACAATCACACCATCTACTACAGAAAACCAATTGCGTAGTCAGGTCAATACCATATTGTGCAAACACCTTAAACGTGATGAGGTTGATTATAGAGTTGTTGAACAAGCCACCAAGCGGGCTATTGCATATATTAGCAAAAAACGCGGTGAGCAGAGATTACGCAAAACTCAAGAATATATGGCAAGTCGTCCTTTTGGGGTTATGGGTAATACGTCAAAAACAAACAAAAACGATACGCCACACGATACAAGAGCAGCTGAGATCGCTTTATACTGCTTTACTAAGAAAATTATGCCTACGCCCGAAATTATTGACACATACAGCAAAATTTCCGATGCTGCTGAGCGAGAGGTATTTAAAAAAGGGTTAGTCAATGAAAATTTATGAAGACGGCTTTGAGTTTGAACACACTATCAATATATCCCCGATGTGTATGCATGCTAGCGGATATTCACACCAAGCTAGAGCTAAGGTACTTGTAAATGCAAGAGATAGTGAGCGAATTGCGTTTAATGTAGCATTAGAAAACGTTAAAGAAGAGATTATGGCCAAGAATCCATCTATGTTAAAACGGGCTTTATTTTGTGAAATTGCTATGTTTATACCCTGCTACCAAAACAGCATAAAAAGCGTCTACCATTGCGCCGAGCCATATATCGAGATAGCTAGCAGTTATTTTATTGGTGGTGTGCGGAGCATAATTATGGGTGGTGGTAAAAACCTCATCGGGTTCAGCGTAGTCAAATTCTCCATCAACAGCTTACAGAGCGACAACTTAGGCAAGATCAAATTTAACTTGTTTGAAGTCCCTGAGCGCACGATTGGACGAGTAGACGTCAAAAAAACTTGTAGCAAAGATAAGTACAGTTGTTTAAAGTTTGATTGTGATACACATAGAGATAGCGATGACCAAGAAAAAGACTAACTACAAAGCATACAACGAGGACACTAAGACAAGGCCTTTAACTAAATGGCAGGAAGATTATCGAAACTGTTTTGATTTTTCGTTTCGGCCAGTAACAGAACGGTTTATAGAACAATTTTTTAGTGACATGGTGAAAAGTTGTGCTGATGATGATGGGTGTTTATCAATACAAGAGTTCTTTTTAAGCAAGGGAGTCAACAGTAAAACATTCTATGCGTGGTGCCAGAAGTGGGAATTAGCTGGTGATGCACTTGAGACAGCAAAAGAGTTGATAGCGCTCAAACGTGAGCGGCTAGCTCTAAAGAACAAGCTGCACGCTGGTGTTTTTTTGGCTATGCAAGGAAAATACTGTCCCGATTATAAAAAATTGATGGAGTGGAAAGCGTCTTTGCATAATAAAAACACTATCGATGACAACCGCATCAATGTCATTATCAATGAAGTTCGTTCGTCGGATCTAGTAGTTAAGGCAGGGCAAGACAAGTTGCCAGAGCATGAATTGACCAAGGCAGTGGGTAAGTTGATTAATGAGTGTAAAGAAGAGCTATAAAAGTGTTGACAAGTGTTTATATCTGTGCCATAATGTTAATACACGTTAATTAATAGAAAGTAAGATTATGGAATTTAGAAAAGTAAGATTTGATTATATAGAAGATAAGGTTCATGCAACTGTTTTTATTAACGAAGTCAGAGTAGCCGAACTAGTTTTCAAGGTTTTACAAGATGGCATGTGTGTCAGAGAACGCAACAATCAAATTTATTTTGAGTGCAGTGATAAAAGTTTTATGTCAGCTATTGAACTAGCAGCTATGCGCTTTGTCAGGGGACAAACATGTTAAACAGAATAATCGGTATAGTACTACCTTGGTTATTTGCATTAGTAATGATAGGGATATCATTTTGTTTGTTCCCAGGGTTTGCATTGTTGTTGATTTTATTTGGCCTACATAATTTAGATACACACGAAGATAATTATGACAATCAAGATTATTACTAACAAAGGAAAATATGACTATTAAACAACGTATTAATTCGCTTGCAATAAGACATTACCCATTGCCTTTATGGTTGCTTAGGGTAAATGGTTAATATTATCGTTAAACGATAACCGTATAGCAAGGAAGTTAACGTATATACGCATAAAAAAGGGGTATAGTGATGATTTTAGTGTGCATGCGTTGTCAGGATCAATTAACTCCTGATAACGCGGTAGCAAACGGATTTAGCAAAACTGGCATCATGAAGTACAAAACATCTTGCCGAGAGTGTTACAATACTCAGTATAAAGAACGCAGAGAGGCCAAGACTAAGGCGATAGCTGAACAATTATCTGCGTTTCAGCCCATGACAATACTTGAGTCTAAGCCAATCAAGAATTTACAAGTTATATACACTTTCAATATGCCTCCAGACCTTTACAGCATTTTACGCAAAAAAGACCTGCTTGAAATCTATCAAGACTTCATGCGAAGCAAGCTTGAAACGCCGTCGGCCTACGTAGTCAAATGTATAGCTGATTATAGCGTACAGTATCTAAGCCACATCGTTACAGATGCAAGCTTATTGGAATCAATTAAAACAGAATTATCACCCCAAATACATATAAAATTTACACATGAATAAATTACACATACTATTACTATTTAGCATTATTAAACCAAGTGAAACTCCACCAGCTCCAAAAGGTAAGCCTAGCCCTAAGACTTATATGTTTAGTATGGCGGCTCCATTTGTAGCGTGCGTAGATGACCAAGGTATAAGCGCATGGCCTACAGATGAAAAATCAGTGTGTCGTAGTTCGCAAAGCCTAATGGGTTCATTGATATGGCAAGTCCCACGTGAACATGATGGCGCCCCTTTTATAGCCGAAGAAGCGCCTCAAATTGTTGATGACTTTTTACGTCGTAGTGTTGGCGAGGTTGAGCAACTTATAGAGCGTAAAGAGCTGGCAGTAAACCAACGTTATGGCTCTATGTCCAATACCTTGTTGATGTATGCAGTACTCAAAGACCGCAAAGACTTGTGCGAGCTGCTTATAGATAAGAATGCAAATATCATGTTACGTAACAATCACAATCTTTCAGCTTTGCAGTGGGCTAGAATCAACGGTAGCCATAAAGAAATAGTTGAACTGTTGTTGAAAAAAGGTGCGGAGTAACCCCCAAATTTATGTAACAGCGGTATAAATAAGCCGTCTGTTTTAAGTAGACAGGCTCTCTATGGGGAGATATAGAGAGCCTTAAACAGATAACGAATCGCGAAGGGTATTCATCAATGAAAACAAAACACAGTCAATTTAATCACATTTTACAAAAACGGAAAGTGTCATGAAAAATATAATATTATTATGTAGTAGTTTGTTATTAGGCTCAAACAATGTATTCCTAACAAGCACAGAGCAGCACGTTGGCGACATAGCTGGCATACTTGAAAATAACAATGCACACGCTCTCAGTTGTACGATTAACCTTGTAGGATGTAAACAGTTTAGCCCATGTCTAAAGAAGCTTGCTAAGACGTTTTTGCCTAGCCTGTTGAACTGTAAACGGTTTGACAATATCAGCCACGCTAAATTAAATGATGGCTTCAAAGCATGTTTGTTTAATGATGACGCGACAATATCACTACATATCAAAGGCACAGATATTTACGTTGAAGTAACTAATAGTAAGCCTTTCAATCCGTATTTAATAAGTGCATACTTAGCTAACTTCTTTCAGGCAGCGTATTTTAATTCATGCGTCGTTCTAAGATAGTTAACAGTCCCCTGAGTCAATTGCCTGACTTGGGGGTATTTGTTTTGCGGAGTATAGAAAACAAGGCATAAAGCCATACTAAAAACAATAATAGATTTGTCATAGCACACCTTTCTAGTAAATTTGCTACAGTACTATAAATTAGTAACAAATTTAAAGGAGTTATGCCAATGCTTTTTCCGCAATTAGCGCCTGAGTATTACCAAGAAGATGATAAAGATATTCTCAAACGCATGGAGGCTTTCTATGCCGAAAGTATTACAATCAATCAAAACTTTTGGGGCGAGGGTTCTATTGATACCCGCTTCTTTAGTGGCGACCAATCTGTTTATGGAGACCTAGGATTATACGGAAATCTACCAGCTAACCGCCGAAGAACGTTTAATTTTAACCGTATAAGGCGTGTAGTTAACATGATTTCTGGCCATCAGAGACGCTCTAGAAAGTCTATTATAGCCGTGCCAGTCGAGAGTTCAGACAACCAGACGGCAGACCAACTAACCAAAGTCTTAATGTGGAACTGTCGCCAAGAGAACATACTCGAGACCATATCAGAGGCCTTTGAAGGTGCATTAGTTACAGGCATGAATCTGTTACATCTATACGTCGATTACCGCAAAGACCCTATTGCAGGACAGATTAAGGTAAACAACTGCTCTTACAACGAGTTTTTAATTGATCCATTTTTTAGAAAGCACGACTTAAGCGACTGTAATGGTATATGGAAGCGTACCTATCTAACCAAAAAAGAAGTGTTATCGTTATTGCCTGACCATGCCAACGAGATATCTACCATGATTGGTAACCCATACGGCGGGTCCCGTGATGCTAAGTTCCAGTTTATGCCAGAGTCATATAACTACACTATGAAGAACTTGTTGACCTATGACCAGTTCTACTACAGAGACTTCAGACATCAAAAGATGCTGGTTGATACGCAAAGCGGTGAGACGTTTGAATGGAAGTCTAACGATGAAGATGCATTAAAGCTATTCTTACAAACCTATCCTAGTGTTACCGTTATTGAGCAAGAAGTGCCAAGCGTAAAGTTAGCCATTGTGGTGCAAGGTAAAGTATTTTACAACGACTACAACCCTACTGGCAGCGACTATTACCCATTTGTACCCGTTTTAGGTTACTACCACCCACAACAGCCAGACTATGTTAACAGAATCCAAGGCGTAGTTAGAGGGCTCAGGGATGCACAGTTTTTATATAACCGCCGTAAAGTAGCCGAGCTGGACATCTTAGAGTCTCAAATAAACAGTGGCTTTATTTACAAAGAAAACGCGCTTGTAAACCCTGCTGACGTTTTTTTAACTGGACAAGGCCGAGGCTTAGCGTTAAAGCGTGATGCTCAAATGTCAGACGTGCAAAAAATTGAAGCGCCACAGATACCACCAAGCATGATTCAATTAAGCGAAATATTAGCCCGTGAGATCCAAGAGATTAGCGGCGTGAATGAAGAGCTGCTTGGCTCCGCAAACGACGATAAGGCAGGTATTTTAAGCATGCTAAGACAAGGCGCAGGGCTGACCACCTTACAAACGTTATTTGACCAGCTGGACATGAGCCAAAAGCTATTAGGTAAACAGATGATTGACCTTATACAGCTCAACTACACGCCTGGCAAAATTAAACGTATTATCGAGGAAGACCCGACCCGTGAGTTTTATAACAAGAACTTTGGTACTTACGATGTTGCTGTTGAAGAAGGTTTGAACACATCTACTCAAAAACAAATGCAATTTGCACAAATGCTACAGTTAAGACAAGCTGGTGTGCCTATTAGTGATATTGACTTACTAGAAGCTGCTACAGTGCAGAACAAAAACAAGATTATTGAAAACACTATCAGACAACAAGAGGCATCAAGCCAAGCGCAGCAAGCTCAAACACAATCAGCGGCAGAGTTCCAAGCGGCTCAAGTCAGGTTGGCAGATTCACAAGCACAAGCTAACTTACAGCTTGGAGCTGAGAGACAGTCACGTATCCAAGAAAACTTTGCACAAGCTCAAGAGCGGATGGCTGAAGCTAGCAAGGACGATCAACAAGGTTTACTCAACTTTGTTAAAGCATTAAAAGAGCTAGACAATATAGACTTGATGCAACTCGAAAGACTTTTAAGTTTGCAGAAGCTTTTAAAAGATACAGAGTCAAGTAATATGATTAAAACCTCTGAAGATAGAGGCGCAAACCTTGCTCAAGAGAGCAATTTCTTAGGAGTCCAATAATGGCAAAAAGATATCATAACGGTAACGGCAATGGCATGAAGTCCATGGAGTCAAGAGATCTTTACAGCGGCAAAACATCACGCCGTGAGATGGAGTCAAGAGATGCAGGTATGATCTCTGAAGACAAATCAGCTATCGCCAACCTTCCACAAAACGTAATTATGAAAGCATACCCAGCATGTGCGTATGACTCATACAACTTGAATGATGATATCAAGGGTATTGATGTACAAGTACGTGATGATGTTATGGGTGGTAAACGTAAGTCAGGCATGCCTTACCCAGAAAAATACTAGGTTTTATTATGGCTCAAGCACCAAGACAAAACAGTAAGGCGACTAAAATCGCTTATAACATTTTAGGTAAACCAAGTAACTTGACGAGCAAGCAAACACGCAAGCAAAAGAAGCGTGATAAATTGATTGATTATCAAGATACTGCTAGAGCTAAATAATATTGCAGGGGGCTAACCAGCTCCCTGTTTTTAGGAACATGATTATGAAAAAAAAATCACATATGCAAGATGCCTTTTATCAGGCTATAGGGTCGGCGTATCAACTAAACCCACGTAAGCAAGAGAAGGTAGATAGCAGAATGATCTTTGAAGATCAAATGTCTATAAGTAATCTACCAGAAAAAGCTATCCATCAAACCTTTAATGCTAGTAGGTTTGCAGAAAAACTAATTTTGCCTAACGATGAAATTACAGGTGAGCTATGAAAAACATGATAAAGCATCTTAAAGATGACAAAGCTATGTTTGAGCGTGAGGCCAAAGAAGATTCAAAGATGATTAAAAAATTGTCTATGAAAAAAGCCGAAGACTCAAAAATGATGAAGAAAATGTCCAAGAAGAAAGTCAACGGCAAGTCTAAGAGCAAGATGAAGATTGCTAAGGTTATGGACGAGTTTAAAAAAGGTGAATTGCATTCTGGTAAAGGTGGTCCAGTTGTAAAAAAACCTAAGCAAGCGATTGCTATTGCCATCAGCGTCTCTAAAAAGAAGCGCAAATAAATTACGCCCTAGTCGTCTAACTGGCGAGGACAGTTGATTTTCATTCAACAAATCGTGGGTTCGACTCCCCGCTAGGGTGCCAAGCATCCCTAGCATTGTAAAAACACTGTAATAATATGTTAGATATAGTAAATTAGAGACAGTTTTTTTAAGTGCTAGGGGTCTCTATGTTATTAAAGCGTATTTTCAAGGCAGCCACAGCGGTTAACATGTTGTATGCACAAGAGGTCAGAGTAGACATCAATGACCTTATGCAAAAGCAAATAGCATACGCACAACAACACCCAGAGTTTTACAAAAACCTGCCTGCACCTGATCTGTTTCAAAAAAGCTGTTCACCATTACCACCTATAGCCAAAAAACAAATTGTATCTAAAGCTATTGCGGCGTTTAAGCAAAGTAGTCCAGCACATGACCCAGCAGTAGAGCAAATAGAGCAACAGATAAGCTCTGATGTTGTAGAGCCGGGTATGTCTACGTTAGTACTAAATGCGATGACTACTGCATTAGAGCAGCTGCAAAGGCAAAACTCACAGAAAGAAGAGCAGCTTCAAGAGGCCGTACCAAAAACTAAGGCGTATGCGGGTAGTGCAACGACGGCAGTGTTAGGTATAGCTTGTACTTTATTAGTTAGGTACTTAGATAAGTCAAATTGTTAAGGAGATAGTATGAAAAGTTTTAAAACACCTGCTTGGACTCGAGCAGAAGGCAAGAATCCTGCTGGCGGTCTTAATGCTAAGGGCAGAGCATCAGCCAAAGCGCAAGGCAGCAATCTAAAGCCACCCGTAAAAAGCGGTGACAATCCACGCAGAGCATCTTTTTTAGCTCGTATGGGTAATATGGCTGGACCAGAGTTTAAGCCTAATGGTGAGCCTACTAGGTTGTTATTATCGTTGAGGGCATGGGGTGCCAGCAGTAAAGCAGACGCAAGAGCTAAGGCGGCAGCTATATCTAAACGTAACAAGGCAAAGAAGTGATAAAAGACAAAGGTTTTGGGTTAGTCTAAAATATATAGAGAGGAAATCATTATGTATAAAATATGCACAAAATGCAAACAAGAAAAATCTCTATCTTTATTTAGAAGTCGTGGTGGCAAATTAAAACATTTGTTAAAAAGTTCATGTAATACTTGTATGTTTAAAGCACACCGAAGTTGGACAGAAAACAACCCTGACCGAGTCAAAGAATATAGACAAAAAGATAGTTGGACTTTAGCTAAACGATGTGCAAGACGTGGCATTACGCCAGAAGAATTTGTAATTATGTATGAGCAACAAAATGAATGCTGTGCAATATGTAAAATGCAAATGGAAATAATGGATAATGCTATTGACCATAACCATCAAACAGGAGAGTTTCGTGGTATTTTATGCAAACAGTGCAATAGAGCTTTAGGAATGTTTAGAGATAGTCCAAAAATACTTAAGAGCGCAGTAAAATATTTAGAAGCTTTTGGAACTTACTCAAAGCTTGAAGATTAAATTATGTTACTAAGGAAACTATGGGCAATTATACAAAACCTGCATTACGTGAATCAATTAAAAAAAAGATTTTGGCAAGTAATAAAGGGGGAAGGCCTAATGAGTGGAGCGGGCGTAAGGCGCAGCTGGTTGCATTGGAGTACAAGAAGGCCGGAGGCGGCTATACTGGCGGTAAGACCAAAAAGCAAAAGTCCTTATCAAAATGGACAGGTGAAAAATGGCGTACACGCTCAGGCAAACCCAGCACGCAGGGGGCGGAAGCCACTGGCGAAAGATACCTACCTAAAGCGGCTATAAAAAAATTGACACCTCAAGAATATGCTGCTACAACAAGAGCTAAACGAGAAGGCATTAGACAAGGTAAGCAGTTTGTCAAACAGCCTAAAAGGGTAGCAAAGAAAACAGCTAAAGCGAGGTAGTAATGAACATTGAATTTTATAATCATGTTGTTAAATCATTAAAAATTGCAGACATTATAAAGTCATACATGCCATTAGAATTAGATGAGGGGTTCTATTATGGTTATTGTCCGTTTCATCCACGCACAGGTCAAAAGCTCAAAGACTTTACAGTAAACCCGAAAAAACATGTATACTACTGCTTTGATTGTCATACTTGCGGCGATGTAGTCAGTTTTGTAGCTCACAAAGAAAAACTAACTCTAAGCCAAGCATTTGATAAGCTGTGCGAAAAACACAATATTAAGATGCCTGCTAAAGTTATTTTGAAGGTTGTCGGTTGATTGTTACGCTTGGCGTAGATCCAGGGTTGCAAATATGTGGCTTAGCAGTAGTCAGCAAAC